GTAACATCTTCAGGAAGTCTGAACGTTGTTTCTGCGAGTTTAATTAGTTTTGATTTCTTCGTAGGACCATATAACCAGCCCTTCATTGTAAAGCTGAGTGTCCAAATCAACGCTCTTCTTTGTTCGAAGCTGCCTTCGTATTGATCTTGAGAAGTAATACTATTCAGAATGATAGGAATATCACGTGCACTGTCTATCTCAGGAACAAGATTGACACTGACTGTAAAGTCAGGAGTAAAGTAAGGCACGATTTGTTCTACGATGCGTGTGCCATCTTCTGCGTTCTTAACTAAGATGTTCATCTCGAATTGCATGTCATATGGAACAGGCATATACTGATACTTGACTTCGTCGTCTGTGCCTGCAGTGGCAGATTGCTTTGTCAGCTTGTTGAGAGTATTCAGCTTACGAGTAGGATCATATTCTAAGGACGTCATCTCGAATGAGATACGAGGTAAAACAATACCAACTTGATTTAACATTTCTGGATTTTGCTCGAGTCTCGCCAGAACCTTATCCTTTGGACCATAAGTCAAAGGAACTTTAAGAGTCTGTCTTATTTCTTCATTACTATCAAGGCGATTGATATAGATGTCGTTGAACACCGTACCAAATACGATGATATACTTTCTTAAGCTATCATGATTCCATGTTCTTCCAAACATTATACGTTACCTTCACTAAAAGGATCTATTTGAGTCCAGTCGAGGATTGCATCTCCTTCGAGTTCGAACTCGGTATTGTCTTCGAATGGATCACCAGCTTGTGTTTCGAAACTATAACCACTTTGAATAATAGGAGTTCCATCTTGAGTGATAAGAATCATGCCATCTGAAGTTGTAATATTGTACAGATCGAGGCTAAGGCTGAGATCTCTTTCGATGTTATCAATGGCAGCAATTCCAGTATTCAGTTGCTCACCACTATATTCAAACATTTCGCAGACAAGATCATACATCTGAATCGATCCCATCTGATAGAAGACAGGAGTCTTATTGACATACTTGATGTACATCAGACGGTCGGCCATCGGAAGATAGATAAGATCACCTTCTTGAGGACGATCGATCATCTCAACATTTCCGATCTCGTCCATAAAGTTACGAACAGATACTGTAAACGTTACTTGATCTCTGATTTCAAGTCCGAATTTCGATAAGAATTGACCGTCACCTTCATAGCTCTCATAGCTACGAATATACATGTCAATTAAATAATTATTGTTGTACTGTGATAATGAATCTTCTTCGTATACATCATCTTTTGCAATCAGCGTTCGAGGACAATAATATACGTCGTGACCATACATCTTAATAGACTCAAGAACCAGATTTTCAATTAAGATCTGCTCTTGGCTATTTGTAAAATTGTTGAAATAAAAGTTGGTCGACATGTATTATCCAATCATATCGAGAACCGGCAGAGAATAAGAAGAAATCATCTCGTCTTCGAGCTTTCTTCTTTCGGCTACGGCATCGTCGTAGATTTTCTCACCGTTAAATTGAACTCCTCCAGGTAGAGTCATGCCTGTAAACTTTGTAAGATTGGATCCCCATTGTTCTTTGATCAGAGTCGTAGCATAGTTCTGAAGCCAACGATCGTTATAAGCATCTGTCCATGTTTCCGGATCGACTACTTCATATGCTTCGACGAGTAAGAATTCTCCGACAGCAACTGTGTTCCAATCCATATCAACATGCAGTCGATCTTTGTGACGAGAATAACGAATAGGCTGTTTACCGACAAGAAGCTCGTTCATCAGAGCAAGGTGTTCCATGACCATGTAGTATGGAACAAGCGACACGTTAGTTAGAGTGTAGAGGTCGTTCAGCGCGATCTGATAGCGAATGTTAAAGAGGTCGTCAGAGCGGATCGAAGGATCACCCATCGAGAAGATACTGACAGCACCGATGATATTTTCTGGAAGAGTGATATACTTGTTTGTTACGTCAGTTGACGTGATAGCATGCTTGTAGTATACTCTTTCAGAACCATCAAAGTGATAGTCATACCAGTAACGAAGCGCTTCGTCAACACGATCATCGACTTGATCGTCGTCTACGTTGATTTCAATTACTGGCTTGCCTAACTTACGGAGACAGTATTCTTTGAACTCGGCTTTTGTAGTAGGAGTGGCCATGTAATCCCTCTTTTATTATATTTATTCTTAAGCTATTTATAAGCCGTATAAATACAACCAGTACAATATGAGGACTTGAAATATTATGAATTTAGACTTGATGATCATAGATAACTTCTATATCAATCCCGACGCAGTCAGAGCCTTTGCTCTTACACAAGACTTTGGCGTTACGGGCAACTATCCAGGAAAACGAACACCTTCATTCTTGACACAAGATGTCAAGGATTGCATTCAGCATTGGATGAATCCGATTGGAAAGATCACCAATTGGCACGAAGATTCGGGTTACACTGGAGCTTTTCAATACGCTACAGCTTCAGATAGAACGTGGATCCATTGTGATCATACGAGCATGTGGGCTGGTGTATGCTACCTCACTCCTGATGCACCTCACACTGCAGGCACAGGAATGTTTCGACACAAAGAAACTGGAGAGTATCGAGCTCCAACTAACGAGCACGAAGCATATGACTATACCAAGTGGGATCGAGTCGACATCGTAGGCAACAAATACAATCGATTAGTTTTGTATAGCGGTGACCTCTTCCATGCCAGCTTAGATTACTTCGGCAAAGATCTATATGACGGACGTCTGTTTCAGACATTCTTCTTTGACACGGAGCAAGCGCGATGAAAGTTTGTAAGATTATATGGTCGACTAACCGTCTTGAGTATTTGATTCCTACACTCAAATCTCAGCGAGATATGTTAAACTTTGAAGGATGTCAAGTCGAAGGCATCTTTATCGATGACATGCCAAAAGGTCGTCATGACGGCACGATGTTCGAGTTAGCCAAGAATTTTGGCTTCACAGAGATCTTCTTACATCAGCAGAATATGGGTTTGCCATATGTATGGAATAGAACCTTCGAACTGCTGAGAGAACGAGATTATGATTATGTGTATCTGTCAGAAGATGATGTGACATTCAACTGTCCGATTCGAATGCTCGACATGACTCAGATCTTACACGACTATCGTAACGTTTCTCAGGTGTGTTTGACGCGTCAGAAATGGTATGACTTTGAAGAGGAAACGCAGGCTTATGAAACAGACATTACACTTGGAAAATACCGTGGCGAACTTTCTGAGGCATATTTTTGGAGTTTGGCAAGTGTTTTTCCGCGCGCCATAGTAGATCTTCCTCATGCCGAATCAGTAGGCGAGAAGAACTTGAGCGAGTATGTTGTAGCAAAGTCATTACAACAACTTGGTATGCAGACATGTAAGCTGAAGACCGAAGATGGCCATAACATCGTCAATCATATCGGCGAGTATAGCATCGGCAAGAGAGCAGAACCAGGAGATCCTCGCTACGAAGACTTTGCAGCATACGACCCTGAAACGAAGTATAGTTCTCGCCATGGAACTAAGTGGACTTGAGGCTGCAGTCGTCCCAGAAATTGATCAATATACTCTTACGAGATCCGCGTTTCACTTCGTTGATCCAATGATAGTATCGACTACCTTCGAAGTATAAGACTGCTCCTTCGAAAGGTTGAAAAGATTCATGCGTATATTTGAGTAACTCTTCTTTTAAGGCTTCTGGAGGAGTAATCTCTTTCTCATAATCGAGCCAGCTTCTTTCAGAGATGCAGAATTCTCCGCCTTCAAGTTCGGTTGCCTCTAAATAACACGCGATGGTAATTGGAGACATCAGTTCTTCTGGCTTTAACTGTTCTCCTGCATCAATTCTATCTCGAAGTTTCTCATTAAAATCTACGTGTGGCCATAAATCTCCTGAGCCTTCTTGAGATTGAAACCAATATTCGATATGAGTTTTATTACAAGCAAACTGTTCTCTATCGAGAAACTCGAGTACGGCTTCATCTGTTGCGTTTGTAGCCTCATTACGATGGAAGTAGTGCATGTGTATTGGGCTTTTTAGGCCATCAAGCAATTTTAAGCGAAGATCTTCGTCGAGAGTAGATCTACGGATAATCTTCGAGTTTCCATGGTACATTTTCAAATCTTTCAAAAATATATTTAGCAGCTGTTTTATTCTTCTGAGATTTACCAAAAGTTTTCAAGAAGGTATTTGGCATCTTCTTATACTCAGAAGCGTTAATTTTAGTATTGCATTCTGCAGACAAATGAGAAATCTGTAACTCGTCACATATCTTATTGATATTGGCTTGAGTAAAAAAATCTTCATAGAAGAAGTATAGAGGATTTGGGAAAACACTATCTAAAGCTTCTATCGTTTCTCTATATTTGCATGACATAAAATTAGTCATCACAAACTGTGAAGCAGGAGATTTAGTCGAAATCTTGCCTCCTCCGAGACAATTCCAAGCAGACCACGCTCTTTGAATAGGATCTCTCATAATATAGACTGGCACTACTTCGATGTCGTACTTCAGCAAGCCGTTCTTTATAAGCCGAAAGACATTCTCACTCGAGCCTTCATAGTGTGTGAAGTCGCCTGTCACTTGATTTATATTTGAAACCGCTCGAAAGAAAGATTCTATATCTTTTCTATATTCGTCTACATCTTCTAAGAGAGGAACCAAATCATCTCTCTGAATGATATTGAGTTCTTTTCCCATATCATAGAATTCTGGATGGTTTCGAAAATAATCATATAACCAAGTAGTGCCAGCTTTCTCGGCACCTACGTTCAATAGAAACTTCA